TCGTGAAGTATCTGAAGCGTATCAGATTCCACATCATTCAAATTGGAATCATCCACTTTCACCTGATCTACACAGATAATGTTCAGTTCAAGTGTAGTGATCTTAGACATCGTTACCGGAGTGGACACATTGGCAACCACGAAAGGGAACTTCCTGTTCTTTCCTTCAAAGCCGTCTTCCCAGTCACCCCAGAAATAGTCTTCCACTTGGATGTGCGCTTCAGCGATTCCTCCTAGTCCTCTGTCTAGTTGTCTTAGTGTTGTTTTCATGTGCTGCTCTTAGTTTCTCTCTTGTTGTCTTACTTAACTTAGGTCTCTCCATTTACCTGAATTTTATACTCTGCCAAGGAGTGGTTCGTGTCGGTCCGCTATCGCAAGCTCCATCTTCTTCTCCTAGCTTCTCACGTAGGTCTTCCGCATAATCTGAACAATCTTGCTTCATCTGGTCTTTAAGTTTCACCAGCTCGGAGATGTCTACTGTCTGGTGATTAGCGTCCTGCCCTTTACCTACTGACTTAGCTCTTACTCGCCAGTTAATTGGGAATAGTATGCGGTAATCTACGCACGTAACCAAATAGGGCTGAATGAAGTCCTCTAAAAGTTCTTTGTCGTAAAGGCTTAGTGGAACAGGTGATACAGGCGTTGGAACAGCGTCAGGAGAGTTAGCTACCTTCTCCAGAAATTCCTTATAGTAGCCCTTCCCTCTTGCCTTGTCCATTATCTTGCGGAGCATAGTTCTCTGAACTCTGTCCACCGTCACTTCAATAGTATCCGGAAGCACGTTGTCATGGACATAGCCATTATCCCTAACAGTCTGCGCATCTATAAGTCTTAAGTCATTCATCGTCTTACTATGTTTTGTCTCCACTCATGTCTACATGAAGGAGTGGTTCTACCTGTCTTCGGGTTGTGGTACCATCCACCTCTGTATCTCCAAACGTCTCTGTCAAATTCAGCTGACAATAAGTCTATCTCCTGGCGAGTGTATAGTCTGTCCAATTCGATTAGCGTTCTGCAGAAATCTCGTGTCGTTTTGATAACTGCTTCGCCCATACCAGGCTTCACTTCATAGCTGTAGCGAACCTCCAGCTCGACTTCACTGTCGTCTTGTACTTTCCAGCCTGATAGGACTCCCCTAAGCGTTAGAACTACGATCTGCTTGGATAGCCACAGCGCGCTCTTCTTTAAGTTGCTCGCAATGTCGCTAAATGACTTCCCGTCCTTGATCATTTGGACTATGACTTGTTGATTCTCTGTAAGTTCCGCAAACTTGTTCTTCTTCTTGAATGCTGAAAGGTACTCTTCATCTGCTGATTCATGATCGAATGTACGTGAGTCTAGAACGTTAAATTTAGAACGCTCCTCACCTACACGCGAAAGTGCTATAATCACGGGGTCTTTTGCGCTTGACATCTGCTCCGTAGTAGCTTCTCCGTTCCCTTGTCCATTTAAGTCAAGCTGATACTTCTTGAATTCTACACTTACACCTTTCTGTCCTAGCCTTGCGAACGCCCATTCCATTGAATCTGCTATGAACGTCTGACGCTTGTTAATATAGTTGTTTGTCAGGAGTATGTAAGAGACCTCCATTTCTTCTTTGCTTCCGAACGTGCTTTCGCTATTTACAGCGAACAGCGTCGGACTTCCTGCAGAGTGTCCAATTAATATCTTACTTCTGATCTCTTTGTTACTTTCAATGTAGCGTAGATGAAGGTCGTTCCCATTGAGGGATTCAACACTTACTGGATTCTCTCCTCCATCGGTGAAAACAACAGCGACTCCGCCTTGTCTGTCTCGGTCAGTTGCTTCGCCTTTTATGTTGTCCGCTATTTCATCTGCTTCTTCATCCGTTTCTGGCTGTCCATTATTAAGCACCACGAGAGTTCCTCCTTTGTAGCCGTTAACAGATTCAGCGTACGTGAAATAGTCTTGTTCAATTCCTGCTAGGATAGGGATGATCGCGCCTGAGTAATTTGGAACAGGGTAGTAACACAGAGAAAGTCTGCTCTTTTTGCCGTCCTTGTACTTCCTCTGCTTAGGCTTCACTTTAGCGTAAAGGAGGACTTCTTTGTCTGCATCCTCGCTAGTGAGCTTCGCGTGCTTTATGTCTCTAACTTTCTTGAAATTAGTATCCTTTTCAGTCTGGCTTCTTGCGCTCCAGTCATCACTGATAGCGAACCACCCTTCTTCTTCCATATAACGGACAGATTCGAAGTCGATGTGTTGAGGTTTCCAGCGTCCTGTGCTTCCGCCTATACGCTTGAATAGTACAGCAAAGCCATTGAACGTCTCAAAACAGTCTACAACGTCCGGCAGAAGCATCTCTACCTCTCCTTCTTTGCCGTTCAATCCTGTTACTACTGCTCCAGCAGCAGACATGAATGTGACCTTCTGCGCTATGATACCTCCGTGGATAGGATTATCTTCCCTCCAACCCACCATTTCGTGAGGGTATAGGTTATCCCCTCCCCAACTGATGATCGAGTTCCCTGAAATCTTCTTAGTTTTCTCATAAGGTTCAGGTCTGTGAGCTTCTCTGAAATCGGCACGACCAACTCTAGTTTTCACAACCTTGTCTCCCTCCGTATTTTTAGCTGTTTTGTCTGACATATACTCTCTTAGTTTTTGATGTGTTAACGGTTGCAGCTTGCTCGTCTGCTCCTTCCACTTTTAGGATGCCCGTTTCTACTAAATTGTCCGAAGTTGTCTGGTAGATGTTATAGTGGTAGTATCCTTCCAAAGGGAAGTCTATTTCATTCGGCTCGTCAATCTCAAAAACGTCCAATCTATCGGAGCTACTTATAGGAGTTTTGATGAGCGTCAATTCTACGTCCTTGCTATTCTCAGACGTAAAGACCATTCTGTACTCAAATGGTTCATCACAGTTAGCTAACTCCTTTAAGGAGAAGCCCACGACGTTCACTATTCCCTTATTTATTACCATACGCTTCAAATATAATCAAAAAAGCGGACCCAGAATTGAGTCCGCTTTCCGCATTTGGTAGAATGCTTTCTTTGCTTATGGTGGAGGAAGCAAAGAATTCACCAGGGTGGATGAAACTTTCATCTCCGGGCGAGTCTGCTTTGAAGTTATCGTGAGCGTCGCTCCGTTCATATCTTCAAGCATCTTACCGGGAGCTCTTTCACGCTGTACCTTACCACCGATACCCGCTTCATAGTGGTAAACTTCCAACGATCCATCATTCAATTCAAGAACAACACCTACTCGCCCCTTACATAGCTTCTCAGCTTGAGCGATATCCTCCTTAGTGTTGCCTGATAGGCTTATGATTACAGAGTGCTCGTATGCTGTCGCGTTATTTGCTTTCTCCCCAATACTTGTCGCCGTAGCTTCGATCGATTCAGACTCAACATTGAAAGGGTATAGGAGTTTTCCTGCTTTCAAATTGAATGCTGTGATCTCACCGTCCACGATTGTTGGTCCAATCGGGACAGTGCCGTCGTAGTTGCTTAAACCTGCCGAATCTTTGATCGCGTACAGATAAGCTCTTTTAGAACCCCCTACCGTATCGCAGAGGGTTTCTCTTCCTTCAGTTAATTCACACATGATACTAAGGGTTTAAGATTAGTTTACAATTAACTTCCCGAAGTAGTCAGCGTAGACATACTCAACTCCTGAAGCCCACTCAGCACCAAAGTAGATTTTCTCATCTTTGTCTTCGTAGAACATCCAGAAATCTTCCATGTCTCCTTCCAAGTCAGTTCCAAAGAACATGAACTCGTAAGGTGCGATGAACACTTCCTCAGCATCAGCTCCAGTTCCTGCCCCGGTAGCTGCTGCCAACTGAGGGTATGAACGTAGAGTGATGTTCGTTGTAGGAATTACGAATGACATCTCTGAACCGTCATACGTTACGTCAAGCGTAGACGCGTAGTCCTTGTCATTGTAGATGTTGTTGATCACCAATTGAGCGAATGCTCGTGGCGCGATAAGCTCAGGAACGATTCCATTGTCAAGTAACTCTTCCGGAACGAGGTTAGCGAGGTCTCTAGCGCGCTCGAACGCATTAGTTACATCTGTCGCACCAGTAACAGTTAGATCGTACAGTAGACCGTCCGCTTTCCACTTCTTGATGAATCCATCGTAGTGAACCAAATCTGGGTCAACAGAAGTGGTATCCCCTTTCATCATCAAGTTCTGGTTTTTCAAGTGCGCTCGCTGGATTGTGAATGCAGTGATAACGTCTTCCAAAGGAA